GCTACAGCGTCAACCCAGATGATGCTCAAAGCGTGGAGATTGCATTCCGACCTTCTGCAGCCCCAACTTTCGACTTCAGCAAGTCCTAAATCTAGGCAACATAATCTGTAGCCCTTGGCTTGTGCCAGGGGCTTTTTTATGTGTAAGCTGTCAACGAACAGAAATTATCTCTTGTGCCAAGTGCTCTTGATCAGCTAAAGAAAGCGGCCAATTTGCAGCCAGTCAAAAAAATTGTTGCTTTATCTGATGGCTCAGAGTTTGTATTTTGGCGTTCTCCGTTAACAATGGCGGAGCGTGAACGTGCTCAGAAAGGATCTAACGACGACACGAACGCATTTGCATTGCAGCTTTTAATCCTTAAGGCGCAGGACGAGGAAGGCAAACGGCTTTTTCAGCTAGGCCAAGCAGCAGAGCTTAAAAACGAAGTTCGGGATGCTGATTTGCAGTCTTTGATGCTTGCAGTTATTGAAGAGGACAGCACGGAGGCGGCTGACCCAAAAGGTTAAAAGCTGAACTAAAAAAAGATAATTTATTGCGGCTTCAGTTAGGCGTTGCGAAGGAGCTTGGCTACACCTTGGTCAGGCTCAAGCACGAAGTGACAATAGAAGAGCTTTTGATTTGGTCGGCTTATTTTGACTTGGTAAACGAAGAGCAAGAGGCAGCAATGAAGAAAGCGAAGCGTGGGCGCTAAACTTAGGGCAATGGACAGGTGGGCATGGCAAATGTTCTTTCGCGGGTGCAAATTGCCTTGGATACAAGGCCCACACAAGTTTCGTTTAAAAAAATTGACGTTTTAGCCCGAAAATTTAAACGTTCTGTCGATGGTGTTCAGACACAGCTAGAAAAAGCAGGGCGTGCATCCACTGCAATGGGTCGCAAAATGCAAAATGCTTTTGGCAAAGCAGACGCAAGCGCACGTAAATATTTGTCAAGTGTCAAAGGAGTGCGTGGCGCGATAGTTTCTTTAGGCGCGGGCGCTTTAGCAAAGCAAACTATTCAACAAGCTGCAAATTTTGCGGAAACGCAAGTAAGGCTTGAAGCATTGTCTACAGAATATGGAGAATTTGGCCGCATCCAGCAATTAGTAAGCCAGAATGCTAAAACGTTCAATCAATCGCAAGCTGAATCTGCTAGCAATTTTTCGGACGCATACGCACGTTTGCGCCCATTAGGAATTACTTTAGATGAGATACAAACTGTTTATGAAGGGTTTAATGCGACGGCTTTAGCCAGCGGCACGTCAGCAGCGGCGGCTTCTGGGGCATTCTTGCAATTAAGCCAAGCTCTAGGATCTGGTCGATTGCAAGGAGATGAGTTTAGATCAATTGCTGAACAAGTTCCTGGGATCTTGCGTTTAGTTTCGGCTGAGATGGGCGTAACGGTTGGGGAACTTAAACAATTAGGAAGTGATGGCAAAATTACTTCAGACATATTAATCAATGCGTTAGCCAAAGGGTTTGAAGAAAACGGCGACAAAATTCAAGACATTTTAGACAAATCGCCAGCTCAAAAATTCAAAACCCTTCAAAATAGCATTAGCGAATTAAGTGTTGCTGTTGGTAATGAGCTTTTGCCGGTTGTAACACCAACAGTTGAAGGCTTAACTGGAATGCTTAATATTTTTGGGCGATTGCCTGGGCCAGTTAAAACGGCAACTTCTGTTCTGTTTGGATTTGCAACTGCTTTGACTGCGGCTTCTGGGGCCGCCAGTCTTCTTGGTTTAAAACTTAAACCGCTTTTATTTCTTATTGGAAAGGTTGGATTAGTAGCTGCACCTTTTGTTGGAATTGCGTTGGCTATTGAAGACGCAAAAAGGCGCAAAGAAGCATTTGACAATGCAATGCGTTCAACGTCAATTGATGAAGTAGCAGCAGCCCTAGACAAAGCAAAAGCCGAAGTCAAGTCACTTAATGAAGCTTCTGATAAATTTCAAAATACTGCCTATTACAAAGGCAAAGTGGCAGACGTACAAGATTTAAAAAACAGACTAGATGAAGCGAAAACCAAGGTAGAGGAGTTAACTAAAAGAAGAACTTTGCTTATTGATTTAAAAATTGCTGCTGATGAAATTGCCGCCGAAGTTCAAAGTAAAACTTTTGCTGGATTTGCCACTCTTACGCCTAAGCAAATTGACGAGGCTTTGATCCTTGCCGGATTGCCACCAAAAAACGCACCAAAGCCTAAACCAAAAAGTACAACAACCGCCCCAAAACAGACCCCGCTAGAACAACAATTGCAAGCATCTAGGGAGCTAAGCCAAAGCCTTGCAAATCAAACAATTTTAGCTTCAGCGCTTACAGACCAGGAAAGAAATTCATTACAATTGCGGATAGACAAGCTTGCAATTGATCAACAATTTCCCGCTTTAAACGAAAAACAACGCCAAACATTAAAGGACCAGTTAGAAACTTTGTTTGGCCAAAGAAATGTCACCGCAAGTTTAATTGGGCAGGCTGAAGTTCGCACGAAAAAAGAAGAGGATCTTGCCGCCGCACAAGAAGCAGCAGCGCAAAAGTTGCAGCAGATATACGATCAAATTGGTTCCACTATTGCAAGTGGAGTTGTAGATACATTAGGTGCAGCAGTCGATCAAACTAAATCGCTCGCTGACGCTGCAGCAAATACGCTTCGCAATGTTGCGAATATTCTTTTAAAGCTTGGTATCAATACTCTTCTCACGAGCACTGGGCTTGATTTGTTTAAGAATCTTCCTGGGCTTGCAAATGGTGGCCCTGCAAGGGGTGGTCGTCCTCACATCGTTGGTGAGCGTGGCCCTGAGTTGTTTGTACCGCGATCGTCTGGAACGGTTGTCCCCAATCACGCTTTAGGCGGCAGCGCTAATGTAACTGTGAACGTTGATGCTTCTGGCTCTTCTGTTGAAGGCAATGGAAACGAGGCTGCCCAACTTGGTAAAGCCATCGGCCTTGCAGTTCAGCAGGAGCTTATTAAGCAAAAACGACCTGGAGGCTTGTTGACTCGCTGATGGCTGACTTCCCAGATTTTGATCCCGCACCAGGGTTAACTAAATCCAGCGCACCAAGCGTGCGAAAAGTGCAGTTTGGTGACGGCTACGAGCAACGGTTTACGTTTGGCCTTAGCCAGAATCCCAAGATCTATAACTTGACGTTCAACGTATCGGAATCTGAGTCGGACACGATTGAAGCGTTTTTAGACGCTCGCGCTGCTGACAATGCCAACTTCACTTATACGCCACCTGGGGAATCAAGCGCATCAAAGTTTGTTTGTGAGAATTGGAGCAAGTCAATTCCTTTTCAAGACCGTGCCACGCTCCAAGTGACATTCCGCCAAGTCTTTGAACCGTAATGGCAGCAATCGCAGCTTGGGCAGCTAGCACCGCTTTTTCTATCGGTGACATCCGCAGAGCAACGACAAGCCAAGCCTCTGGCCTGTGGTTTCGTTGCACGACTGCTGGGACATCTGCTGGCACTGAACCGAGCTGGGGGACAGATGTTGGCAGCACCATCAACGACAACACTGTTGTTTGGACTGCAATCAGCAGTGTCTATGAGGACGTTTCAGTCCTTGCGCCTAGCGCGATCATTGAGCTGTTTGAGCTGCATTTAAACGCCACCCTTCATGGCAGTTCTGATGTTTATCGCTTTCACGCTGGCAGCAATGCCGATGTGACAGGCAACATCGTTTTTGACGGCAACACATACATACGTTTACCGATTCAGGCTGACGGATTCGAGATGCGATCCGGTGGAACGTTGCCACAACCAACGCTGACGATTGCCAACCTTAGCGGGACGGTAACCACGCTTCTTGCGTTAGTTAACGCCACAACGCTTGGCAACGATTTAACAGGCGCAACCGTGAAGCGTATTCGTACGTTGAAACGTTATTTGGACGGCGAATCAACAGCAGACCCAAACGCTAGGTTCCCAACAGAAATCTGGCGCATTAACCGCAAGGCAACAGAAACCCGAGACGCTGTTACGTTTGAGCTGGCTAGTGAGTTTGACTTGATGGGTCAAAAACTGCCAAAACGACAGATCGTAGCTAACACTTGCCAATGGATTTACCGGAGCAGTGAATGTAGCTATACAGGGTCAAACTTTTTTGACGTTAATGGCAACAGCGCCACATCTTTGTCGCAAGATGTATGTGGCAAGCGTCTTGCGTCATGCAAGCTACGGTTTGGTGAAAATGGCGTGTTGCCGTTTGGATCGTTCCCTGGAGCAGGTTTGACGCAATGAAGCTGACAGACGCCATGCAAGCCACCATCTTGCAACACGCGAAGGATGAATTTCCACGAGAAGCTTGTGGCTTGATTGCTGTTGTAAAAGGTCGAAGGCGTTATTTCCCTTGCCGGAATATTGCACGAACACCAGACGAGCATTTTGTTTTAGATGGTTGGCACGAAATAGAAGAACACGGGGAAGTGGTAAGCATTGTTCACAGCCACCCCAAAACGAACCCAAGGCCGTCAACGGCTGATCGTGTTGCTTGTGAAAAGACAGGCTTACCCTGGTTCATTGTTAACCCTCAGACAGAAGCTTGGGGATACTGTGAGCCTGAAGGGTTTGAGCTGCCCTACATAGGCCGTGAGTTTGTGCATGGGATTGTTGATTGCTACAGCCTTGTGCGCGACTTTTTTCAGCGTGAATATGGGATAACGCTCCACGACTACCACCGCCGTGATGACTGGTGGCACAACGGTCAAAACATGTATGTCGATAATTTTGCAAAAGAAGGATTCTCAAGGGTGCCGACAGAAGAAATGCAGCGTGGTGACCTACTGCTGGTCAATATGCGTTCAACAGTCCCAAACCATGCTGCGATTTATCTAGGCGATCAGCAAATCTTGCATCACGTTCAGGGGCGCTTAAGTTCTCGGGACGTGCTTGGCGGCTATTATTTGAAAAGTTGCGACAGGGTGATACGTCATGAAAGTCGTCAAGGTCTACGGGGCTCTACGTGAGCGACTAGGCCAGTGCCGGTTTGAGCTTGATGTAGCTACGCCAGCCCAAGCATTAAAAGCGTTGTGCGTTAATTTTCCTGGCTTAGACAAATGGCTTGTGGATAGCGAGCAAGATGGCGTCGGTTATCGCGTCAGGGTTGGCAAGCAACAGGCAACGCCTGATGACGTGAGCGTGCTGGCTTTACCTTGGTCAGAGCGTGAGGTTTTTAGCATCACGCCTGTGATTGCTGGTGCTGGTGGTGGGTTTGGTCGTGTCTTGCTTGGTGGTTTGCTAATTGGTGCGTCGTTTTTGTTTCCTGGCGCTGGCTTGTTTGGAAGCTCTGCGTTTGGCGTTTTTGGTCCATTAGCTCCAGCAACGATTGGAACACTGACGACAGTTGGCACGGCGTTGTCTGCTGTTGGTGCTGGCTTGGTTCTGACAGGTGTCTCACAGATCATCTCGCCTACGCCACCTTCAGGGCTTGAGCTGAAAGAAGCGAATAGGATTCAGAATTTCAGTTCTC